AGATTGTGCGAGATAAGTCTCAAAAAGAGCTTGATAATTATGACCGCCTCTTCTCTGCTCAACTCGGTCAAATCTTGGCTTCAACTGCTGGTATAAATGCATCTATTCAACAAGGATGGGCAAATATCGGTATTCAACGTTATCGTGCAACGACAGAACGAATGAATGCAGAGACTAATAGGATGAATGCGACTACCCAGCGTATGATTGCCGAAAGTGGTATCAAACTTAATGGTTCTATTATGGAACTAAACGAAGAGCAACGACGCTATGTCGCCACTCAAATCGTTGAGAAACAAGCTCAAATACAAGGTATTAGGCTTGACAACAAATCTAAAGAATTCTATGTATCAGCCACCACCCAACTTCTCCCTCAACGTATCAAAGCTGAATATCTCAATCTTCAGACAGACATCAATCGTTATAAAGCTCGTGGCAAGCTGTATTATCAAGTATTGGACGCAACCGCTGATATGCTTATTAAACAATCGCAAGCTCGTGACGCTATTGTCCCAGTTGATGCTAACTTCAGTTTCGGTATTCCTGGTTTTGGTTTTGGAAATATTGGAACAAAATAGTTGTTAGTTGTTTTTCCCAGCCCGTAGGGACGTATGCCCTACGGGCTACGTCATAAAGGCCGCCCGCCGGTTGAGGGCAGCGACCAGCACCTTAGTGTTCAGCTTTGGCAGGGCGAAGACCCTGCGCTAATTGTCGTGAGGTCACGAACGACCCCTTACAGACTTTTTAATTTACCGCTTCACTGGCGTGGTATTATATTCAGTTTTCCCACGCTCCCTACTCTTGTCCACTATACGATAACTGACACACCGCTTTTTCTGTTAAAATATGTCTTAAACAGTCAGTTATCCCCTATCTATTTATTAAATCAAGTTAAAAATTAATATTACCATTCTATGTTTTTTGGTATCTATTTTTTTTTGAGTTAAATTTGTTGCATAATATATTTAGCATGGATGTACAAAACCATATTTCAGATTACATTTTTCATAAATGTCTAAACCCTCAGATAATTTTCAATAAATCTGATAATAAAGAGTATGTAGTGCCATGCCGTAGTTGTGCAGCCTGTATTAGTAATCGTGCAAATAAACTACGTAATATGTTGCATGATGAATTTGCGTTTGGCCCATATAAATATCCATTGTTTATCACATTAACCTATGATAAAGATCATCTTCCTTTCTTTTATCGTACCATTAACGATGATGGTACAATATCTCCGTTTTATATATCAAATCATGGTCAAATTATCCAAGCGTCCTTAATTGATGATGACAATTTACCTAATCAAGATTTCTCAGATTATGCATCAATTTTCCAAAAATGTCCTAAACCCGTTTATAAAGCGTTTGCGAGTTTTGATGTTTCGGACTTACAAAAATTTAATAAACGTCTTCGTATCGAAATATCCCGACAGCTTGGTATTACAAGCTCTGCGTATAGGTATTTCTACGTTTCTGAATACGGTTCTAAAAGATTCCGTCCGCATTATCATGGTATACTCTGGTGCAAGTCAGAAGAAGTGCGAGACTTTGTTCTTCAAAGACTTGATAGCAGCTACTTGCCCGAATATCTCAAATTGTCACACGGTATACTGTCGCCTTGGAAGATGGGTATTACGGATTGCCAAGTGCCCAAACATGATGAGGGAACTTCCTCGTATATTTCTTCATATATATCTTGCCTTGATTTTTCTCAGAATTTCAAAGCTAAAGGCTTTCGCCCGTTCTATATTTGCTCAAAAAGTCCTTATATCGGCTCTAACCCTCATGAGTTGGCTAAGTTGGAAACTGTTGTTAAAAATTCCTCTCAATCTAAGAATCGGCCTTCCGCTTTGTATGATCAGGTATCAGTTGATGGTCAGTCCCCCTCTTACCGCTTGTACTCTTCGAGTTCTCGATATTCCATATTTCCAAAGTGTGATGGATTTAGTACTTTATCTCGTACGGAAAGAAATTGTATTTACCAAGTTTTATTTGACCTCGAACGTCAAAAACAAGATATAAATGTCTCATCTTTTGTATCTTACGTACGAGACAATTATGGAAGGTTACGTTCTTCTGTTCGTTATTTGATTAATGGTGTTGAATATTCATCTAACGATGTTCATTGTATGAAGGTTTGTTTTAGAATTTGTAAAAAATATAATATAACTCCGTTCCGTTATGTTGAAATTTTGACAGATTTCTATACATCCCATTATTCATATCTCTTAGGAATTCAATGTCAGCAATATTCTGATTCCTTCGATGTTTATAACTCGAATATTTATCTTTTCGATAGTGACCGAATTCTATTACGTAACGTTTTGGATGATGTCTATCGCTATGATTCTTTATCACAATCAAACAGGTTACTATTGTCATATATTTTTCCAAAAAAATCTATTTATTCTCTTAAAAAATCTCTTCCTAAAGTATCTAATAATAAATTTCGTCAAGCCTATGAAAAAGAAACATTATCAAAACTTCGTGTTAAACATCATACTCGTTATTGTAATGAGTTTAACTGCAGCACTTCTTGGTAGCTGCGCTGCCTATTTTGGTTCGGATGGCCCAGCGACCTTCAAAGGCCGTGTTGGAGCTTCAATGTCTTCAGATTCACTTATTTACTTAATCAAAAAATAATCATTATGTCAATTTTCGCAAAGAAAAAGGAAGCCCAACCTTTGGGTCGTAATTCCTTTGATTTATCTCAAAAACGATTGTTCACTGCCTCTGCTGGCGAATTATTGCCCTGCTATTGCGCAGAGGTTCTTCCTGGTGACAAATTTCGTATTAACGTTTCGGATTTTCTCAGAACCCAAACGTGTAATACTGCCGCGTATTCTCGGATGAAGCAGTATGTACATTTCTTCTTCGTTCCTTTTAGATTATTGTCTACCAAATTTTCTCAATATCTTATGAGGTCTCCACGCATGGATTCTACTGCTTTCAAACCGTTTGGCAGCGATGGTACATTCGCACGTTTCCGTCAAGAAATGTCCTTCCCCTATTATCAGACTATGGTGTCTCTTTGTAAAGTTAAGGATGCGATACTTTCTTCAGACCTTGGTATTAATTCAACATTGTCAGATATGTTGAGTGATGAAGGTTTCCAAAGGCAAATGAGTGCTTGTTCTACTCTTAAATTGCTTGACCTTCTTGAATATGGCATTGGCGATATAAACTATTTTCGTACCAATAGCTTTACTAAAACGGATTATGATTTTGCACATCAAGACACAGTTAATATTAATCAAAATAGTATAATACAGACTCGTGCTAATCTATTTAGATTGTTAGCTTATAATAGAATCTATCAAGATTTTTATCGTGATTCGCGTTTTGAGTCTTTTAACTCTGTTTATTCAAATATTGATGACCTTTCTAATAATACCTATACTGATTTGTCCAATAAGTATAGTGTTGAAATGGATAATGATATAATATCACTTTTCACTGCTGGAGAATTCCGTTTACGTTATAGAAATTATCCTAAAGACTATTTTACCAGCAATGATATAAATCCTTTCAGTCAAGATTCGTTATTAAATAGATTGCCTTATTCCTACCAACATCCTTCTTTATCATATCTTGGTTCAACTACTAAAGGAGAATCTATTAATCCTCAATTAGATATTAATGGAATAATCTATAATCAAAATATCAATTTAGGACTTGAACTTCCTACGGCATATATATCAGCACGTACATTACGTTCTTTATATGCTTTGGAAAATTGGGCTTCTCGTCAAGCGCATGCCCGTTCTCAATCTTATTCTGATTTGGTTAAGGCTCATTTTGGACTTAGAGTTAATGATAGCTTAGCTGGTGTTCAGTTCCTTGGAGGTTCTTCCTCTCCTGTTGTCATTAATGAAAATGTGTCTACCGCATCTACTGAAACTGCTTCACTTGGTTCTTTATCAGGTGTTGGAAAGAGTACGTTGAATAATGATTACATTGAATTTGAAAATAAGAATAACGAGCATGGTTTGATAATGGGTATTTTCTCTATTGCCCCTGAGCCAGATTATAATAGCTGGGGTATAGACAGACATAATTTAAAGACATTGCCCGAAGAATTCTTCACCCCAGAATATGATGGTTTAGGCTATCAATCCACCAATAGCGTTGAGTTCAATAACCTTGGCTTGTTGCTCAAAAATCCTTCTCTTTTGTCTGGTAATGGTACGGAAAATTATAATACACCTTTTGGATTTATGCCAATATATTCTGAGTATCGTACTAAAATGGATAAAGTGTTTTGTGAATTTCGTAGTGAGCAGCCTTTGTCTTATTGGGTTAATCCAAGAAGGATAGCTAATCTTCCGCATGTTATCAATTCCGATATTATCAAATGTCATCCGTATGATATAGATAGTATTTTCCAAGTAAATTGGATTTCTAAAGTGATTACAGAAAGCTATGGAGATACTATTGGTGCACATGTGGCTTTCCAATTTAATGACCAGTTTTTTATAAATTTGGAAGTATCTTCTAAAGCAATTCGACATATGTCACAAGATGGTGTAACTGTTTAATTTGAATATTATGGATACGATTTCTTATAAAAAGAATAAACAAGTTTCAAAGTTTATCTTTACCGCTGACGTGAATTTAGGTAATATGGTTTTGCCAATCCTAACTAAAGATGAAGTATCTGTTATAGCACCCCTTCCTGTTGAAGGTGTCTATCGCTCTGATGTCGCATCTTTGGAAAAGCAACCTTCATTGATGAATCGTATACAGAGACTTCCTGCACGTTATGCCCCTCGTGGTATGGAGGATGAGGAACTTTTTACGTATTCTCCTATGCGCTCACTTCATGATATGGCAGATATAGATAATGTTTCTAAATTGTTGCTTTCTGAGACCTCTAATCAAGAACAAATAGATTCTGTTGAACCATCCTCTTCCACTGAGGATGCTCCTACCTCTGTGCAAAGCGATAATACTTCGCAAGAATCTACTAATAGTGATTAATCCTTAGTCCAGCTTTTGGCTGGACTTTTTATCTCCTTTTCTCTTTTGTTATGAAAATTCTACAATATTATAATCCCGACTTCACTGGAACTTTTCCGCGTCATCTTAACTTTCTCGGTTCGTTAATTTCTGGCGTGTCTGGTTTATTCACAAGTGGTATTAATGCTGCCACCTCTGCTAACACTGCGAAAAAAAATCTCCAAGCGCAACGTGAAGCGAATGCAACTAATCTTCAGATAAACCGTGAAACAAATGAAGCTAATCAGCGTCTCGCCAGAGAACAAAATGAGTGGAATCTCCAACAATGGTATCGTCAAAATGCTTATAATACTCCATCTGCCCAATTTGGCAGATTTGCTGCTGCAGGAATCAACCCTTATATGGCAGTTGGTCAAGTAACAGGAGGTAACGCCACCTCTAATCTTGAATCAGCAAACCTTGCCAATCAAGTTCCAACCCAAGTCCAACCTGTTCAAGGTGTTCAACCTCTTGACGCTGCTATGAGTACTTTTTCCAATCAAGGCATTCCAACTATCATATCAATGGTGCAAGCTCTTTCTCAATTCATGAAAGATAAGAATGAGATAGAGGCAGGGCAAATTCAGAACTCTTGGCTTGATAAACGTATCCGACTTGATTATATGAGAGGACAAAAAGCATTTCAAAAGGAAACTGCTGATACTGGTATAACCGAGTTCAAATTGAGGAAACTCGGTGAATATTATGATGATGAACGTATAATGCAATCTATCAAGGAAGCTCAGCATTTATCTACTGACATGCTCGTTCATGAGGTTAACAAAGCAGGTTATGCAGTGGAGACGCAACAGTATCAAAACGCTATTCTCCAGATTGTGCGAGATAAGTCTCAAAAAGAGCTTGATAATTATGACCGCCTCTTCTCTGCTCAACTCGGTCAAATCTTG